CTTTTCGTAGACTTTACGTTCCCAATCGTTGTCATCAATAACGATCCACAAGTCCGCTTTTGCATCAGTTGTTTTGAACGCTTGCGCTAACCTTTTTACGTTTTCTGGTCGTCCCCGTGACGGCACCACATAGGCAATTTTCATTCTTTATGTCCCTTCGATCGTGCTCTTTCAAGTGTTCAAAGAGCATCTTTCGTACTTCACGCAAATCGCGTAATACTTCGTCGGTGAACCCATTGGCGACGGGGCGGCTGTTGCGTTCCGCTTTGGCTGCAAAGATAGCGGCGATGCCTGACACTGTGGCAGCGGCAAGAAGGCCTAACTGAATCAGTAGATTATCCACGCCCTAACGGATCCTTCGGGTTCAAATAACGCAAAATCGGTGGGAGCACAGCGGCCAGAGCTGCACTAGACAATCCCTTTGCGGTAATGTCGCCTGTCGCTAGGTAATACGCGATCGCTGCCGCGACTGCCGTCCGTCCCCACGACGCTGCCATCTGCTGTGCTGTTTTGATTGTCTTGTTGTGCTTGTTGATCTCCATCATCGAGTCCTAACGTGCGTATTAGATTTTTCACTTGGGTCGCATTCAGCGCGATTTCCACGTGCATTTCGTCTTTTCTGTTGCGGTAATCGCCACCCCATCTTAGTCCATATTTACGGCATAAACGGCGAATTGTGTTGCTTTGTTCTTCCGTAAATGTATTTTCTGCACCTAATGGGTGTTGCGTGGCATTTAGATCAATGGCCGTGCCAGATGAATGATTTGATATGACCGTGTTACTGCCACGAACTTTTCGATAACAATAGCCCCAGTCATCCAGCGCACCTTCATTGATTGGTTCCACCTGTTTGTGATAGTCAGCGGCGAATGCTAAAAGTAACGGTGCAACGGGTTTGGCGACGCGCAACTTCAGATCTGTGCCGGGGACGCGCCTGCGTATGATGTCGATTTCATCTGGGTCAGCCGATGCAGGCCAACCATTCGCGCTCGTTTCTGGCATTATCTTGGGGGATTGTGCTAGCTTAAAAGTAGCTTTGCTTCATCGGCGGTGATGCCTAGACGATTCAATATGGCTGCTTTTTCGGCTGCCTTGGCTGCATCCTGCTCCGACTTCCAAGCATCATATTCAGCAAAACCTTTGTCAAATTCTGCTTTACTTACTGATGCGCATTTTGCTTCATAAATCAAAGAATCAAAATTATCACCTTGAATATACCAGCCGCCATTAGGCCTAAGCATAGACATTACATCTGAACCATTTGCCATTTTATGCTCCTATTTCCATCAAAATAAAATTGGACTGAGCGCCACTTAATTGACACTTAGCATTGCTGCCAGCTCCACTATCAACAAATTGTAATTTGTAAGTTGTCGCACTTGTCGTTGATGGTGAATCTAAGTAAAACGCATCAACACTCATAAAACGATTCATTGAAGTTTCGCTATATAAACCGAAAATATCACTATAAATTGTTGTTGAACCTCTAACGAATCTGCCTTGCCATACAGAATAAATGCTTGAAGTGTTGGTAGAGCAACGCCCCATATGCAGCAGAATTAACACTTTACTTGTTGAAGCACTGGGAGTAATTGACAATGTAACGCCACTGTCTGCAAAACTACTGGTGGTATTTGTGGCTTCGGTTGCGTATGTTGTTGAAACTACTTGCAACACCTTTCCACCACCACTAGCCGTAGCCCAACTTGGAATACCACCTGCTGAAACTGTAAGAACTTGATTTGCGCTACCAATTCCTAACCTTGCAGGTGTATTAGCGGCAGATGCGTAGATAATGTCACCAGTGGTAGTGAGTGTGGATTGAAGTGACGCAGCGTATTTGAGTCCTGTCGCGGTTGTGCTGTCGGCAATAATTGTTTGGTTGGCACTGCCGACGGCAAGACGAGCATCAGCCGTGCTGAATGTGTAAAGATCGCCTTTGGTTGTCAAGGGCGATGCGCTTGTTTGTGTAAATTCTAAGAAGATTGCCGCACTCGCACTTGTAAAATAAAGTACGCCGCCATCATATTGACTCAATGCAAGACTGCCAGCGGTGTTGACTGTTGCTGTGCCTGCCGTGACCGTCAAGGTTCCGCTGCCCAGATTTAAAATTGTGACAATATCACCAGCAGAAAAGAGTGATGTGTTGACTGTGATCGTTGTTGATGATGCGCTGGTCATTGATATAGCCGTGCCAGCATCGGCAGCGACTAACGTGTAAGAAGCTGTCTTTGCGCTCGCTGATCCGCCTAGCATTGCGGTCTGTTGCAACGATGTCATCTGCGCGGCGGTCAATACCTGTCCGGTCGTGAATGTCTGTTTGGTCATTGTGCTCCTAGTACGCTAGTGAATCTTCACCTAAAACGCCGTCTACCGATGAGTCTAACACGAAGCCACTAGCGAATGGCTGCGCTGTTGTGAATGTGGTGAAGAATGAATTAGGCGTTACATCATAAGCCACGCCCGTGATGACTGTATTACTTGTCACCGTTCCACCCTGCAATGTTTGTATCACCGTGATGGGCGAAAATACGTCAAGATCCAAAGCTGCCGTGACGCGCGCTGTATCGCTGCCATCAGCGGCATCGATGGTGATCGATTCAAGACGCAGATCTGAGCCGACTTCTTCACGACTAGCGATGATCATCAAGGCTTGGTTCAAAGCATCGGCATCGGTCTGAGCGATACTGCTGCGATTGCGCGCGTGGGTGAAATAGATAGCTTGACTTGACGCTGAACTCGCGGTTTGAGCTGTGCCACCTGTACGGGTTACGGTGCAGACGTTGACAAGACCAAAATCTGATAAGTCGAATGATGCCTGTTGATATTTTACTGTCCCTGCTGCTCCCGTATCGGAAAAGGTTGTCGCCGTGCCGCCCGACAGAGTGATGATGTCGGCTCGACTTAGGAATGTGGCATAGCCTTGTTGGTTGATAAAGAATGCACCTAAATCGGTAGCTTCCACTGTCTGACAGGCCGCCAACAACGTCCGCGTCGCACCCGTATCTGCCTGCACCGTTGTCGTGGCCGTTGTTGATATGGATCGCATACCACCGGGCCAATCGCCTTGATCAAGTAAGCTAATGATTCGCTCTGCTGTCGTCTGTCCAGCCGTGCCGCCTGTGACACTTGTGATGCTCGTCAGATTGAGTAATTGGAAACCATCAACGCAATTCAAGTCGACAAAGGCAGGATCAAAACCTGTCGGGCTTGTGTATTTCCACGCTTGGATATACATCGCTCCAAGTGCATACTCGGTGCTGGCAAACGTGCCTGTAAAGCGGATTTTGCGCATCGGGAGGATCTTGCCGTACAGCGCACCCGATGTGTTTTCGGGATTGAATAGACCATTTTCATCGATCAATCGCACCGCTGCATTGCCAGCGGTAAAGCTGTCGGATGTGCGATTGTAGGCTCTGCGTATTGATGCGCTCAGCACATATTGGCTGACATTTAAGGTGTCGTTGGCCACGTCTGCCAATACTCCGACACCTAAGGGAGTCGAAGGGTCATCGAGCACCAGTGCAGGATCGAAGCTGGCACCATTACTAAAATCGATGATGCAACCAAAGACTGCGCCAGTCATCGGTCAGCCAATACCAGCGCATTACCTGTTCGCTGGGTCTGATAGACGGCATCGGTGACCGCTGCTACTAGATCATTTTGACTAATCACGGAGCCGCTGACATTGACGTTGACTGTTACGTCATTTTCGCGCATTCTAAAACGCGCTGGATCAAAATTTGATGGGACGCTTGTCTGGTCATTTAGAAGGCGAAGATAGCTAGTATCATTTTCATCGAAAAATCTAAAATTACCCGTATCCGGTATGAAAGGTCTTGGCTGTACCCCAAATGGTTCGCCGCCAATCTCGCCCGGTAGTGTGACAGTAGGTGGTCTCACTATTACTGGCGGCGGCGATACAAGCAAACCGCCACTACGTTCATCGCCTTTTCGAACAGCGGCTGGATCAAAGGTAGATTCAGGCCCGATGCCCCCCGCGCTAATTCCCGTTTGAGGAATCGTGGAACTTTCAAGGGAAGCTTTAATAGAAATACTGTATTTACCTTCAATGATTTTCTTGAGTTTGTCAATGATGTCATCAAGATTATCCGTGAACTTGATTTTAGGATTTAACGCCGTTAATGCTGCGATTGCATCCTTATCCTGTGCAAAGCCAGCCGCTTTCAGTAGGGCATACATCTGCTCCAACGCCATTGCTTCGGTGTAGCGTCCTTCTGTGGCGGCCTTCAAGGTCTT